ACCATTGTAACCAATAGAAATAATCCTATCTTCTTTAACTACAATGGCACCAACATGGAGTCTTCTTGCGGTAGAACATTCAGCGAATGTCTCCGCAGTTTTCATGTATGCATCAAGCAGTTTCGGTTTCATTATTGCGTTTCTTTTTCTTTTCAAACACTTGTGACTCCGCAATTTGAGCATCAATCATTGCATTTTTATATGCATTTCGTTCAACAGGATCAACAATAGTTGCCATTGTTCGTTTCGTTTGTTTAGAAATACGGAAGTTTTTATCTTTTTTTAACATGATTTAATTATACACCAAAATAATATAGTTGTGAGGCAAAAATGGGGTCATTGCGACCCCATTGTTTATGTAGTTTTCTCTTGTAAGAGTTGTGGTTTGAATGACTTCAAACTATCACCAATTTCAATCTTGCGAGGTTTCTTATGTTCAGGAATAATATTCTCTAAGCCAATACTTAGAATACCATCCTTAAACTCAGCACCCTTTACTTCAATTGTATCTGCAATGGTGATTGTCTTTGTGAAAGACCTTGTGCCAATACCTTTGTGTAGATATTGCAATTTGCTTTCTTTATCTTCCTTTTCACCCTTGACAATTAGTTTACCATCTTCAGCTGAAATCTCAATTTCATCTTTAGAAAATCCTGCAACGGCAAGTTCTACGATGTAACGAGTATCATCCAGTTTTAGAATGTTGTGTGGTGGAAAGTTGGATACAGTTTTCTGCACATCTACATTCATAAGTCTTTCAACGTCATCAAAGAATCTGTCAAAGCCGAGTGTAGAGTGGTGCAATGGACCAAATGAAATATGTCCTAGTGTCATGGTTTTCTCCTATTAAGCGAGTTAATGAAATGTAACCCCGAAGGCGTTACGATCCCAGCTTACCTTATACTGGTCCAAACTTACGTGCTGGAGGTGTAATAACACGGATATTTTTTACCGAAACATCTAAACGGCCCTAAGGTGGGTTCGTGGCAGTTATTTACTAGGGTGCCGCCTAGTTCCCATCCCTGAGATATTTTATTTAGTAATCTTGAGGCTTCTTACCAATATTATATTTGGTAATTAATTCCCAATCTTCTTTTTCCTTAAACGAAATAATCTTCACTTGATGTAATGGTGCCATATTATCTGTCATCAATTGTGGGTTTAGAATTTTTACTAGACCCCATTCTTCCAATAAGTTTGCAATTGCATTACGTCTTTGTATATCATTCTCAGAAATGTTCGATGGTTTTCCATCTAGTGCAAACAGTTCTTTGAAATGTACGATGTAGTACTTACCTTGTTTATGTAAAATGTGACAAGATTGGTATAAAACTTTTTCTTTGCGTGAAGATACTCCGATTCGTGTTAAAGTTTCACGGACCTTCAAAAAATCATCTTGTTCATTGAGAGTGACCTCAATGAATTTGGCCAAATCAACCATATCATTTCCTTAATCCACCTGTATCGGTTTGTTCTTTTAATTGTTGGATTTGTTCATTACTAAGGAGACGCTTGGCTTCACGAGCTTTTTGGTCGGACAATCCGAATACTTGCTTGATACATTCCAAATCTTCACTTTTTTCAGGCTTAATCCACTTAGCAAAAGGTCTTTTCTGTGACCTGATGGTATTTAGAAAAAAATCATATTGGAGCTTTTTATCAGTCAAATGCCTACGATTCATCTCATTGGCATAGAGAACACAGTCTTTATGATAGGAAAGGCTGCGATTTACCAGAAATGGTTGATAGTCTTTTTCTGTCAGTTCATCAACAATCAGGTTCTTCTTATTTTGAAGAATCGAATTAACATAGTCGAATGGGTTGCTCATGTCAGCATCCTGATCAGACCAACAGAATCGATAGTTGTCAGCAAGAGATAATTGGCCAACATGCCAAATGATTTCCTAGTGAAAGCAGCCCAAGCATAGAGAGCGCAACCAGTAATCCAAATAGGATACAAGATGAGAAGGGGTGGATTAGGGACTGTTGCTGCCATAGTAATGGCACAACCGATGCTAATAGCCCAAGCAAGTAACTCAACACAAAAACGAAAACGATTACTGACCCAATCATCTTTAATCCAATCAAAAGTTGGTCGAAATAAATCTGATATCATATAAACTCACATTCTACCATAAGTTCGGTTAAACATGCAACAAGGTTAATTTCAGTGTCAGCAACAAATGCGTTCTTGTATGAATAATCAGCAATGATCACAACTGCTTGTGGAATAGATTGAGGCTTCATCACTTCATACAAAGAGTCATACAGCTGGCGAAACATTGTATTGGTATCTAAATCGGTAGATGCAACCCATTTACGAATTGCGCCAAAGTCTTTGTCTTTGATGTGTTTAGTAATCTCACTTATCTGAACATTACCAATTTGAGAAAGAACACCAGTATCAATCTTACCAAACTGTGAGTATCTTTGCAACTCATTCAGAATACGGCGATTGTCTGGAAAGTGTTTCTTAATTAATTCTGCAATAACCGAGTCAACATACTCAACTTTTTCACTTTGAAGAATTGATTGAATTCGTTTGAAAAACGCAGACGCCATCTTGGCCTTCTCACCGTTCTTCAGATTGAAATCAATAACTGCACAACGACTGTGCAATGGTTCAATGATACGAGTTTTGTAATTACAAGTAAAGATGAATGAACAGTTAACTGCAAATTCTTCAATTGCATTACGCAAGGCAGGTTGTGTTGAGTTTGGATTTAGATAGTCTGCTTCATCAATAATGATGACCTTACGACCACCAGACAATGACATAGATGAAGCATAGTTTTTAATCTTGACACGGAATGTATCAATACCAGATTCATCAGAACCGTTAATGACCATAAAGTCACAACCGATTTCATTACACATAGCCTTTGCGACTGTGGTCTTACCAACGCCTGCACCACCACTTAACAATAGATTAGGAATATTCTGTTGATTAACATATTCCTGAAATGGTTGTTTCAACCGATCAGGTAGAATACAATCCGCAATTGTTTGTGGTCTATATTTTTCTGTCCATAATAAATGTTCCATACACCACTTTCATAATAAAATAATTCACATTAAGATTCAATAGCAACTCTGTGCCATTCATCACCAATTTTCATCCACAAACGATTGTCTTTGCCAACAGTCATAGCAACTTTATGAGTGACTTCTTCATTCCAACCATTGACATAGAATGTATGTTTACCCATAGTTGGTTCTGGTGCTTTAGGTTTCTCACCATATGCACCTGTAAACTGGATTGTTGTTGCTTCTTTTGGTGGTGCAAGATGGCTAATGTCCTTATGTTCATTAGCCATTTCTTTCACCTGCTTATAAGAGGCAGCACCAACAGCAAAGGCACCAATAATGCCTGCACCTCTTAGGAAATTACGCCTCTGTTCCATCACGCAACTCCTCAATGCGATATTTTAATACACTAGCCGCAGTATTAAAATGACCAGTGCCTTCATTTTGGGGTTTGAAATAATTTCGCAAAAGAAGACCTCTCTCCATCTCTAATACAGCAATGTATTGTTCTTTTGTGATATCATAACTTTCATAATCAACTGTTTCCATGATTAAGCCTTTTCAAACTTAGAACCAGATTCGGTTGTAATCCAGTATTGAAGTGGTGTAGCTTTGTGTTGAAAGTGTGAAACACCTTTAGAAGAAATTTTCACATCATATGCACCAGGTAAAATCTTGGTCAAGTTTTCTGTTTTGAAAACCATACGATATTTACTGCCGTCACCATCAGTCAAGTCAAGTGAATCGGTATGTGCAGAATCGTTTTGCAAGTCCAATGTTACGATTGAAACTTTCTTACCATCAGATTCGATTGCAATTTGTGGTGAAGAAAGAACAGAAGCTGCACGGAGAACCCAATCAAAGTCTTCAGCCGTTAAACTGAAGCTGATTTCAGGATCAGGCATTGCAATTGCTTTCTCTGGAGGTATAACAATCATAGTAGGTTCGCAGAAGCGATACTTGATTTTAGAACGACCTTTGTTGCCACAGATAACAACATGTTTCTCATCAAATTCAAATGATGGATCGTCTTTGTGTAGAGATACAACCGACAGGAAATTGTTCAGGTCATAAACCCCAAACTCTGCTGGAATATCTTCTTTGATTGTAACTTCAGCAAGAATGTTCTTATGTGAAGAAACTGTTTTAAGTGTTTTGCCTTTTCTGAACATGATGCCTTGATTGATGGCGCCAAAGTTCTTTAAGACGGAGATTGTTTCAGTTGATAGTTTCATAATATAGTTCCAAAAAGTTTATGTATCCAAAGAATACATTATATCATGTTCGATGAGAAACATGAGGCAACATTGTGCATGTGCTAAGTGATGTTTGCCAGACTCAGGGTCTACAATTTCACCTTTCTTCCATGCCCACAAATGCCGTTGCAAGGCATCAAAGTACCTGCGTTTAGCATCAGGCACCCTCTTCCAATTATCTCGCTCATACTTTTGAGCACCAAATGTTAGTACATCAACAGTTGCTTCAAGTGCAAGAGGTGGTAACAAACCATATTCTAGTTTGTTACCATCAAATTTACGACCACCTGTTGTTGCAGTTTGTGAAGCTTTAACAACATCCTCGCTCATTATAGTTTTCCTGTATACTGTGCAACAGCAGGCATGTTACCTGTAAATGCATAGGTACCGATGTGCTGAGTTTTCATCCAAGGGCACAAGTAAATCTTTCCGCCCATTTTTCGCCACATTTGACAGAACATATAATCTTCTGACAAGTAGCGGTCAGAACCACCACCGACAATAGAATCTTTGGTGTCAATTACAGTATCAAAGAAGGCGTGAATGTACCGAGATCCATCAAAGTTGGCTTGACCAACATGGTCTGGTTTGTAACGAATAGTTGGATATTCATCTTTCATCTTATCAAACACTTGGCGTTTTATCATCATGTAACCTGTACCAATTTCCATAACCTCAAGAGGTTCTGTTACTTGAAATTGTGATGTACCTTTTACAACATTGAAGACATATTCACCAACAAGATTTTCAAGTTCTTTTGGTTCTAGGTCAGGATGTTTACGGGCAGCATGTGCTATGTTACCCCAATTCATTGACTTTTTAGGATAAGGACCACCGATAACATCTTTATCAAGCGCTAACAAAGCAATTACGTCTTGTGCATTGAAGTGAATGTCGCTGTCAATGAACAGCATGTGTGTGTAATCTGAACGTAAATACTCATCAACAAGGTAATTGCGAGCCCTTGTAATCAATGATTCGTTGAATAGAAAAGAAAACTTAATTTCAATACCATAACGATGCATTGTTGTTTGTAAGTCTAAACAGGACTTCATGTAAAGCCCGTGGTTCATACCGCCATACATTGGAGTGGCAACAAATAATTTATGTTGCTTTAGTTCTTCTAGTTTAACTTGTATTTCCATAATGTATCCATAAAAAAAAGGAGAGGATACAATATATATCCTCTCCTCTAAAGTTTCCTAAGAAATTTTAGGCAAAAGCGCGAGCACCAGTAGAACGGATTGCAGCAATACCTGCAGCGACCATACGCTTAGTTGGTGTGCCCAAACGATAGAAAGAAACTTTCTCTCCGCTTGTATTGATACGGCTGTTCAAGTAGATTGCATTACCTTCATTACGCAACTCATTGATGGTTGCGGATGGGTTTGCAACACCGAAAACTGACTGCATTTTGTTTGCGGTCAAAGTGTTGTAAGAACCTTCTTTAGAAAGATAGGCAAGGACTTTAGATTTTGTTGTCATATAGACTCCATGATAAAACGAATCGCTAAAAAAAATATCTGAGAGGCGACTCAATCTCTCAAATGATGTGTAAGTATAACACCCTTTTGACAGGGTGTCAAGCGTTTATGCGGCAATCAATTCTTTTGCAGGTCTATTGCCTTTAGACTCATTGTATTTACGGCAAACCAATTCAAGGTTATCTAAGGTAGTTTTGCCACCTTTAGAATAAGGTATCACATGGTCAGCAGCCCACAAATCGTGGTTGTTAATTTCATCCTCAGAAATCACTTTGTTTGTTCGTGGGCAAACACCAACTTGTTTTACCCAAGCTTGATATCGTTGCACAGGTGTGAACAATCTTTCGGGGTCAACATCAGTAACAATGCCTTTCGGAATCATTCCAAAATCTTCTAAGATAGTATCTAAACGAGCAGGCAAAAAGTTTGATGAAGCAGCAGAACCTGTTGCATTGTAACTCAGTTCAGTACCATTTTTCAAGGTAACAATCTTGCGGTCAATATTAGCTACACGTTTGTTTTCTGTTGCCATAAACCATTTGATAAAATCTTTATCATTTAGAATTTTGATTTTCTCTTTATTGATATGACAAATCAACATGAACAAATTAGTAAGTGTAGATGGGTCTTTAAAACCTTTATCTGTATACTTTTCCACCAAAGTCAAAGTATCAGAAATATTTTTCTGTCCACCTTTTTTTGTGATGTGTGACCATACTGTAGAGTTATCTTCATATGCCTCAAACTTATCTTTCTTGGAAATGCCGTGAGCAGGACCATAAGCAGAACATACTGCTAAGTTAACAATCTGTTCATCAATCTTCAAACGAAGATTAGCACTACGGAAAATATACTTAAATGCACCTGCATATTTTTCGGCTGTTTGACGTACATATTCAGCAAAAGGAACAAGAATTGCATTACGGCGTTCTTGGTCATTCAATGAAAAACCATCATTGATATTAATAAACAAACGAGACAAATCTTCCCGTGTTGCAGTAACGTATTCGCAAATTGTAATTATCACATTAGCAAAAATATGGTCTTTCAATGCCTTAGGATGTGTTTTAAATGTATTGTTACTAGAGTTAATTATAACAGGCAAATCAGGCAAATCATATTGTCCATTTTGAATGACAACTTCACCATTCAAGTATTTGTAAATTGTTTGTGTACGGTTGTTACCATCAATAGCAATTTTATCATATCCCTCTTGCAAGTAATAATTAAAATATTCATAGTCAAGGGAATCTTCAAGTGTCTGTTTGAGACATTCTTCAATATTAGCAACAATGATTTTAGAAGGTGCTTGACCCGTAATCAATGATGTAATATACCTAGACTCTTGGCTTTTATCCCAACAAGCACTACGATTAAAAGATTTATCAAGGACAGTTTTATTGCGAAAAGCCGCAATTTTGTCACTCATCAAATTGTATTGGCGGTCAATACCAAGGGTTACTTTACTTACTTTCATCACATTTTCCTTACATAACAAGGGTTTTTAAAAAATGCTCTCATATCAGATTAAGAGCACGGAGAAATAGGGTTGAGAACCAACCCTAAATTTTAGAAAGGAATATCTTCTTCAGGATCCTGAACTTCTTCTGCCGCCATTGTAGAGGCAAGAATTGTTTCGGTATTTGCACCTGCATCCACTTTAGTGTACAGGTCAAGGAATGATGCCTTTGTATCGTCATCAAAGCGGTTCAAACAAAGACCAATCGCCTTCATCTTATCACCAAAGATACCGAATGTTTCAACAATGTGAACTAAACGGCGAGTAGAAATCACTTCATCACAACCGCCATCAGCGAATGTTTTACGAATAACATCAGCCCATGTAACAAGTTTTTCAGCAAACTCATTATCGGTACGACCAACAGAGGTCAATTCTTTTTCGATAATCTTACGTTCTGTTTTAACAGGAGGAAATTCTTGTTCCATTGTTGTACGGAATCTTTCCAAGAAAGCTTCGTTCAATACGTTGGTGAACATATAACGACCATCATCAGAACCTTTACCTTTTGTATTTGCAGTAGCAAACACGGTAAAACCTGGAGCAGGTACAATCATTTCACCTTTTTTCTTCAGCATGAAAGGTTTGCCTTCAAGTACACGTTGCAATGAGGAAAGATTTTGAGCACCATAATCAATTTCATCAATACACAAAACGGCACCTTGTCGAGCAGCAGTAGTCACGGGACCATCACGCCATTCCATATTACCATTAATCAGAACAAAGTTACCGAGTAAATCACTTTCATCGGTTTCAGGTGTCATTGATACGCAAACGAATTTACGTTTAGACTTTGCACAGGCCTGTTCAATAGACATTGTTTTACCATTACCAGAATGACCAGTAATGAAAACAGGAAAGAAGCGGTGTGCATTTACAATTGCAAGTACATCTTCAAAGTTGCCAAATGGCACATAATTTTTGTACGGTTTAGGAATCAAATCAGTAGAATCCAAATCAGTTTGAATATTCTGAATACGATTCTCGGATTTTTCTACATGTTTAGTCATGGGTAAAACTTGAGCTGTCATTTCAATTGCGGGAACAGGAGTAGATACTGCGCCACTTGATGGCACTTTGTAAATACCTCTACTAATTTTATTTTTTTCATCATTGGTAAACCAATAAGGATGAGCAATGTTTATTTTTTCACAAATTTCTGTGATTTCTGTTTTAGTAACCTGATTTTTACCAGTTAATACTAAAGTACTAATAAACATTTCTTTTTTCTGAGCACGATTCATAATATAAAAACCTCTTTAATTCACAAGATACACATAGTATAACACAACTGGCCGATTTGTCAACCAGTGTGTTGCCTAGAAACAACAGTTCAAACTGCCATTCCCTGAATGAATTTAGATACTAGTACCCGATTCACTTGTTTCTTTTTTGCCATTTTCATAAAGGCATTTTTTAGTTTACCTGATGTAACTTTTCCATCAATTTCAATTTCTTCATTCTCGGTTTGCAGCTCAGCACCACCTGCAATTAGGTAGAATGAATTGTAACCAGCAGTATTCGCAATCAAGAATTTATCTTGTTTGAATTTTCTAATCAATTCTTTTTCTTTTTCAAACATACCAGTCATATTGTTTTTACGCATATCTTCAATTGTAGTGCCATCTTCAAAATGGTAACGATTACGAATTGCATTTTTCGCATGGGAATTTCTTGTAGCAAGAATAAAGAAACCAAACACTTTGGATTTTCCTACAACACGAATCCACTCTAATGCAGACTTCAACAATTCTTCATTGGTATGATATGAATAATTTTTCTTGTTATCCATTTTCATTGCATATTCAAATTTGTTTTTGCGGTCACGCACAACAACATTGTAAGCACGAACATCAAAACCATAACTGCGAATATGTTTTGTAATTTCACCCTCGGAATTTTTATGTTCATATTCAACATTGTAATGTGCGGAACTATCTGAATCACCATCATGCACAATCACCAAACTTGTCAAGTCAAGGTTATTGGTTTGACGGAAGTTTTCCATAATTGAACCAACTGCAAAGACAGCCTGAATCAAAGGTGTATTGGAAAGATTCTCACTCAGAGGACGGCCAATACGGTTGTAACGGCCGTTCAGATTGTAACTCTGTTTCAGCAAAATCATGTTACGCAAGCTTTTTGTGAATTCAACATTAGACATTTTTGAATTAATGTATTCACGCAATTGCACATTAGAGAAACCTAATTCACCAACTTTTTGTGAGAATGAACGGTCATCATCTTTAATATCTGAAAACCTATCTATACCACGGTCGATTTGATATGTATCAGAACAATCAGTAAAACCAAACACACGGAAAGGAATATTCACTTTACGGCAGAACATGGTAAGAACCAAAATCTGTTCAATTGAACCAGACATGTTATCTGACATAGAACCAGAACAATCAAGTAACAGGATTAAACCATGAGACTTGCCTTTTGGCACCAACATCACCTTGCGGAAAATGTTATCATCAAATTTATAACCTGCAAGTTTGTTAATGTCAATATCACCAGTTTCTGACAATTTAGATTTACTAAACGCCTTGGCAGCCTTACGCATTTCAAACTCTTTTGCAAGCAAACCAATGTAACGGTCATTCTTATTTTTGAAATCATTCACCAATGTTTGAACATAGGCATTATCAAATGCACCATCAGCAATTCGTTCGGCATAATATTCACTTAACAATTCTTGAACACGTTTAGGTGGTGTAAATACATTTTTAGCATTTACAGTAGGCACATCCACATAAAGATATGGTTTGCATTTTTCATCAAGCAATGAATTTTCATTCTTGCGGTACGAATCATCTGTTTTACATTCAGGTGAAAACTGGTCACGTTGTGATTCTGCCGATTCTTTGTATCGGTCTAATTCACTTGTTGGTTCAGAATCATCTTCTGAATCTTCACCATCAACATCATCATCAGCAGAAGATTTAGATTCTTCTTTTTGTTGTTCTGATTTTTCATCAGATTTTTTAGATTTGTTACTTTGTTGTGGCTGACCATCTTCATCTTCCTCATCAGAATATTCATAATCAGAATCAGAATCAGAGTCATTATAATCACCATCATCATCAAACATTTCAAAGTCACGCATTTGTTGTTCCAGCTGCATGTCAAATTGTTCGTTTTTGGAGTAATCATAAATTTCACCAGTCAGAGCAAGAACTTCTTCCCATGTTTCAAGGTTTTGTACCTTGAGAACATAGACCATTTCTTCTGTGGTGAATTTAATATACTCAGCGGTGTATTGTGATTTTGTGTAAAGGTTCAATCGTTCAATAAATGACAATTGATTTACATCTTTGTATTGAATACCAAAAAAATCACGGTCAAGTAATTCTTGAAAACCTTTTCTAAAGGAAACTTTAAGACCTGGAAATTTACGGGTTACTTTTTTCTCAATGCGAGCATCTTCTACTACATTAAGGAAAGATTTGAAGTTTTTATTTTTAGTTTCATCGGTAGCAACATCATGCCAGCCATCAGCTGGTGTGTATAGTGCATGACCAACTTCATGCCCACCTAAATGGTCGTACATAAAACCAGTCATATTTTGCCAGATTGGCAAATATAAAATACGATTTTGGGGGTCAAACTTAGCGGTGTGAATTTTTTGGTGTTCAACCGTAAGGTTCTCACTTGCCATTAGTTTGGTCAAGAGATTTTTTTGTTCAACTGTAAAACTCATTCGTTTTCCTATTTCAATTTATAGGTGTATTATAACAGAACCAGACTGGATGTCAAGCTGTATGTTGCATAAGAGCAACAGTAATACTTTTGTTTTAAGAATGGAGCGGATATCAGGAGTTAAGCCTGACTGCCTATTGGGATAGGTTGTCTCGGACTCTCCGCATTAAG